GCAGACGCAGAAAAGTTTCTAAAAGACGTGGCGGTGCAACTGGTTTAACTGGAGGAGCAACTGGTGGCAGACGCAGAAAAGTTTCTAAAAGACGTGGCGGTGCAACTGGTTTAACTGGAGGAGCAACTGGTGGCAGACGCAGAAAAGTTTCTAAAAGACGTGGCGGTGCAACTGGTTTAACTGGAGGAGCAACCGGTGGCAGACGTAGAAGAGTTTCTAAAAGACGTGGCGGTGTTACTGGTTTAACTGGAGGAGCAACTGGCGGCAGACGCAGAAAAGTTTCTAAAAGACGTGGCGGTGCAACTGGTTTAACTGGAGGAGCAACTGGCGGCAGACGCAGAAAAGTTTCTAAAAGACGTGGCGGTGCAACTGGTTTAACTGGAGGAGCAACTGGTGGCAGACGTAGAAGAGTTTCTAAAAGACGTGGCGGTGTTACTGGTTTAACTGGAGGAGCAACCGGTGGCAGACGTAGAAGAGTTTCTAAAAGACGTGGCGGTGCAACTGGTTTAACTGGAGGAGCAACTGGCGGCAGACGCAGAGCTTCTAAAAAAGTTTCTAAAAGACGTGGCGGTGCTACTGGTTTAACTGGAGGCAGACGCAGAGCTTCTAAAAAAGTTTCTAAAAGACGTGGCGGTGCTACTGGTTTAACTGGAGGCAGACGTAGAAGAGTTTCTAAAAGACGTGGCGGTGTTACTGGTTTAACTGGAGGAGCAACCGGCGGCAGACGCAGAAGAGCTTCTAAAAGACGTGGGGGTGCAACTGGTTTAACCGGAGGTAAAAAAAGTGGGAGAAGAATGAGAGGGGGTGCAGTTGGTGCTCGTTTAGACACTGTTACTGATAGAATTACTGAGAACGCTTATATATGTGGAAGTAAATCATTAGAAGGTGGTTTAAGTAATTACATTGTAATAAAACTAAATAATATAGTACCCGTAGAATCAGCAGCACCAGCTGCAGCCATAGATCCTTATTTTACTGGCAGTACTCCTAAAAATTTTGATGCTATAAAAAGAGCTAAACCAGAATTAGAAAGAATTAATCCGGATGGTCCAATGATGGCAGTATATAAACTACCAGCAGGAGCAGGAGTAGGAGCAGCAGTAGAATATAAATTAGTTGCGCCTGATAAAGTTCCAGCAGGAATATGGGTAGTAAAAGCAGCAGCAGCAGCAGCACCAGCAGCACCAGCAGCACCAGAAGCACCAGCATCATCACTAATGGGTGGTAAATATAGAGTTAAAAAACATTAAATAATTCAGTCGCACTAATTTTTTAAATGATCATAATCATTTAAAAAATTGAATATAAATAATTTTAATATAAAGATATACTTTTTATATTAAAAACATGGCAGATTCTACTTCAAAAAGTATTGAACAAAAATATCAAAAGAAAACTCCAATTGAACATATTTTAACTAGACCTGACACATATGTAGGTGATATTAAAATTCAAGAAGAAGTAATGGATATTTATGATGATGATCTTCAAAGAATTGTTAAAAAGAATATCAAATATGTTCCTGCATTATATAAAATTTTTGATGAAATTATAGTTAATGCATTTGATCATACTAAAAATGATTCTACATGTGATACTATAAAGGTAAGCATAGATAAAGATAAAAATGAAATATCTGTATTAAATAATGGGAAAGGTATCGATATTGAAATTCATGCTCAACATAAAATATATGTTCCTGAATTAATTTTTGGTGAATTATTAACATCTACAAATTATGATGATAATGAAGCAAGAACTACTGGTGGACGTAATGGTTATGGTGCAAAATTAACAAATATATTTAGTACCAAATTTATTGTTGAAACAGTTGATGAAGAAAGAAAAAGAAAATTTTATCAAGAATTTACTGATAACATGAGTAAAAGAACCAAACCAAAAATAACCGATTATAAACAAAAATCTTATACTCAAATAACTTTTATTCCGGATCTAAAAAAATTCTCATTATCAGAATTATCAGATGATATTGTAAATCTTTTTAAAAAGAGAGTTTATGATATTGCTGGATTAGGTGAAAAACTCAAAGTATATTATAATGATAAAAAAATAGAAACCAATAATTTTAAAAAATATATTTCTCTTTATTATCCAGATGATGATGTTTTCTTTGACGAACAAGAAAGATGGAAAGTTGGAGTAATATATAAACCAGATAATAATTTTGAACAAAAAAGTTTTGTAAATGGAATATGTACTTATAAAGGTGGAAGTCATACTGAATATGTAATGAAAGGAATTATTAAAAAGGTTAAAGAAGCTATTCTTAAAAAGAATAAAGAATTAAAAATAAAAGATGAAACTATCAAAGAAAATTTAATTATTTTTATTGATTCAACTATTATTAATCCTGCATTTTCATCTCAAACCAAAGAAGAACTTAAAACAAAACAAGCTGATTTTGGTTCAATTTATGAAATGAATGAAAAAATTCTTGCTAAAATTATTAAATCTGGTTTAGTTCAACAGATTATTGATTTAGCAAAACTTAAAGATCAAGTCATTCTTAAAAATACTGATGGGAAAAAAACTAATAATATTAGAGGTATTCCTAAATTAGAAGATGCTGAATGGGCTGGTACTAAAAAATCAACTCAATGTCGTTTAATTTTAACAGAAGGGGACAGTGCTAAAGGTCTTGCTATGGCGGGTCGTTCAGCAATTGCAGATGGTAATTGTAAATATGGAGTTTTTCCGTTAAAAGGAAAACTATTAAATGTTCGTGAAGCCACAGCAAAACAATTATTAGAAAATGAAGAAATTATTAATATTAAGAAAATTTTAGGATTACAGCATAATAAAGAATATTTAAGTACATCAGAATTACGTTATTCTTCAGTAATTATATTCTCGGATCAAGATTATGATGGATTTCATATTAAAGGATTAGTAATGAATTTTTTTCATCATTTCTTTCCAAGTTTAATTAAATTAAATTTTTTACATGCTTTATCAACACCAATTGTAAAAGCTGTTAAAGGAAAAGAATCAAAAATATTTTATAATTTAACTCAATATGAAGATTGGAAACACAAAATAGATCCAAATAATTGGCATATTAAATATTACAAAGGATTAGGTACTTCAAATAAAGATGAAGCAAAAGAATATTTTACTGATATAGAAAATAAATTAATTAAATATTCATGGGCAAATAAATCCATATTTAATGAAATTGTTAATGAAGAAATAGAAGAAGATGATAAAAGTGTTTGTGATAGTGTTAAATCTAAACGTAAATCTTCTAAAAAATCTAAAACAACATCAGTAGATGATCAACAAAAAGAACATATTTGTTTTGATGCAATTACATTAGCTTTTGATAAAAAAAGAGCAGATGATCGTAAGGAATGGTTAATGAGATATGATCGAAATAAAATTATTCAAAACGATATTAAAGAAGTTCCAATATATGACTTTGTACATAGAGAACTAATACACTTTTCAAATGATGATATTAATAGATCAATTCCTAATATTATTGATGGTTTAAAACCATCTCAAAGAAAAGTTCAATATGGTTCTGTATTACGAAAACTATTTAAGAAACAAGATGAAATTAAAGTTGCACAATTATCTGGATTTATTTCAGAAAAAACTTCATATCATCATGGTGAAGCTTCTCTCCAAGGAACTATTGTTGGTATGGCTCAAAATTTTGTTGGAGCTAATAATTTAAATTTACTACATCCATCTGGTATGTTTGGATCTCGACTACTTGGTGGTAAAGATTCAGCTTCTGCAAGATATATATTTACCTATTTAGCTGAATGGAATAGATTAATATTTAGACCAGAAGATGATCCAATCTTAACATATTTAAACGATGATGGATTATCAATTGAACCAGAATATTATGTTCCGATTATTCCAGTTGTGCTTGTAAATGGAGCTCAAGGTATTGGTACAGGATTTTCAACAACTATTTTACAATATAATCCATTACAGATAATTGACAATATTTTATTAATGATGGATAATAAATCAGTGAAAGAAATGTATCCATGGTTTAGAGGATTTAAAGGTAAAGTTGAGAAAGTTGAAAACGGATTTAATATTAAGGGAAATTATAAAATTGATAAAGAAAATAGTAAAGTTATTATTACTGAATTACCAATTGGTACTTGGACTACACCATATAAAGAATATCTTGATAAATTAGAAGAAGATAAAGTAATTAAAGGATACAAAGATAAAAATACTGATGAAACTGTTTATTTTGAAATTCAATTTACAGATGATAATTTATATGACTTAATTGAAAAGAAAAAATTAGAAAGTACCTTAAAACTTGTAGATAAGGGTACAATAACGAATATGCATGGTTTTAATAAAAATAATGTAATTAAAAAATATGATACAATTTATGATATTCTCCAAGAATTTTATGGTGTTAGATTAGAATATTATAAAAAGAGAAAAGAACATCAAATGGATGAAATTGATAAAGAATTAAATATTTTAGAATGGAAAATGAAATTTATTAAAGGGGTTATTGATGGAACAATAATAGTAAATAATCAAACCAAAGATAAAATTTCGGATCAATTAGAAAAACAAAAATTTCCTAAATTATCAGAAAATAAATCTTATGATTATCTATTAACTATGCCAATTTATTCATTAAGTAAAGAAAAGATTGATGAATTACAAAAGAGAATAGATAATTTAGAAGAAGAATTAGAGCATATTGAAGCAACCACCGAACTTCAACAATGGAAGAAAGAATTATTAGAATTAAAAAAAGTAGTTGAAAAAGCATTTGCAAATGATGATAAAGAAAACAATGAGAAAGTGAAAATTTTTATAAAATAATTTAATTTATAAATATATATATGAATTATTATGATAAATATTTTAAATATAAAATTAAATATTTAAAATTAAAAAAATTAATTGGTGGGGAAAATGAATATTTTAAATGTTTTGAAGAAGACTTAAATTTTATTAAATCATCAACTGATAATGAACATACTTTATTTTTTTGTAATATATTATTAATATTCTGTGAATTATCACAAGTTATAAAAACATCAAATGAATCAATTGATGTTTTTGATAATATTTATAAAAAATATAATATAAAATTTAATACTTATGATGTAGATGATGTAATGATTAAAAAATATTATGTAACAATATATTATGAATTAAATGATATTTTAAGTGAATTTTATAATAATGAAAAATTAGATCATCGTAATATTATTTTTTTAAATATGCCAAAAAGTAAATCAGATAAACAATTATTTAATGATATAGATAAATTTATAAAATCAATTAAAACGAGTATTATAATTAAATCAAGTAATGTTTTACAAAAATATGAAAATTATGTTTCAAATCATAATAAGTTTATTAAATTATTATCTTATTCTAAAGATTTACCAGGATATATTAAATCATATGATGTAAAAATTAATAAAATTATTCAAAAATATAAATCTAGTAGTTTAAATATAATTGATTTATTTATTTTATTATTTATTAATGAAAAAACAGATTATTTAAAAAAATTATTAATTTATTTACATAGAAATGAAAAATGGTATATTTTAAAAAAAGAAGCTTCAATTATTATAGTAGAATTAATGATTGAAAAAGAATCTAAAATTAAATACGATGAATTAAAATTATTTTTTGATAATATAATAGACGAAATTTCTAATTTAGAATTTGAAGATATTATTTTAGATATATGTAAAGAAAAAGAAACTATTGAAATTTCATGTAAAGAAAATAGTAGAAAAAATGATTTATTTTGTATGAATAATGCTGAAAATCAAGAGATTGTATGTAAATTTAAATAAAAAATATGATTTATGTTATTTAAAAAAAAATTGAAAATATTTTTGCTAATAGACCTTATCATTGAAAGAGTGTGTGGGAGTAACATATAGTTACTCAGAATATTTTAGTATATTCTCCCCGAAAGGGTAGCCATTCTAATGAAGGTGCATAACCTCCCCGAAAGGGTAAATTATGAGATTATTTACAAATATGTAATTAATCGCATAACAGCTCTGGTAGATAGCTTAAATCTACCAAACAAAAAAATTAATTTATTAATTCTTTTGTTTATAAAAATTATTAATTCTTTTGTTTATAAAAAATTGAAAATTATTTTAAATATAGGGTCCATAAAAAAAACTTTAAGTATGTACCATGCCAATTTCTTTTGTTAATATCAGGGTTGTATACCCCGAGATTCACAGAATTGTTTTTTTGGTAGCTCAGGTGGATGACTCCACTTGGGCTACTCTGGAGGGACGTTTCCCTTCCATGAGCCGTATGATCAATACGCTCACAACCCTTCGCACCATCTTCAAGAACTGCGAGTCCAAGCCTGAACTCGCGAACAAGAAGAACATTGATCTTGCGCAGATTGAACGACTCCAGAAGGACATCAGCAAGGCTAACAGGTGTCTGGCTTCCGACGGAACCCAAGCCGAGGCCTACAATCGCTTCTTGGAGGCGATCAATGTCCCACTGGCTACTACTGTCACCGGAGAGCGAGTGATAGTCAAAGGCCACCGCGTTCGCTTCTTCCCTCACGCTGCCTCTCACAGCAGCAAGGTGAAGGACTGTATCAGTCCTGCGATCGAAGTCGCAGCAGCAACGACACTGGAAGAGCCTGAAAATATCGTGCCTCCGACCCTTGTTACTTTCAAGAAGTTCCTTGTGAGCAAGGCTCCGGCAGCAGCACCCGACGGCAAGTGGTCGGCTGAGTTTGTCGGTATGCACTCTACCCGCCGTTGCAGATGTGTTCTCCCGGTCCCTGATCGGAAGGGAATTAGTGCCTTATTGGAAGAGGCTCTCCGATCTGAAAGCTGCACGGTCGAGATGATGAAGGGTAAGCTTATGCTCAAGGCACCGTGCATTGGATGCACCTACGATCCTGACAAGAAAGTAACGCCTGCTCTGGTCGAGATGCCCTTCTCCGAGACCTGCACCTTCATCCAGCGCACAACTGGCCGCGATGCGGTGCCGGTCTTCAAGACGGCCCTCCTCATGGCTACCGGTCGTTCTAAGAGCCTATCTCGGTTCTCGTGCCCCCAAGCTGGGTGTGCGAAGCGCGGGGATCCCTGGATCTTTGAGCTGGACTACGGCTGTCTCCAATGCGCCGCTGACCGAAAGGATGGTAAGACAACCCACTACCATGCGTTTGAGTGCCCATCGTGTCATGACCATGCCTGTGGACTCTGCTCCCAGCCACGCTCAGCACACCTAGGTGGCACGGAGGTGTGCCCCAAGGAGATGGTTGTCACCGAAGCGGAGCGTGAGGAAGCTCGCAAGACTGACACCTACTTTTGCGGTGCCTGCAACATCCCGTGCCAGCGCACGGCCGGCTGCCCTCATCTCCGCTGCCAGTGTGGCTACCACTTCTGTACGCTTTGTGAGCAGGAGCTCAAGTGGAATGAAGCCAGTGGGAGCTACTATATGCACGACTGCCCCAAGCGAGGTCAGCCTGGAGCTGGCTACTTTGCCACAGCTGCAGAAGTTGCAGACCGCGGAATCGCTCTTCCTCAAGGATGGGTACACGATGTGAACCCCCATACACTGCATGTCATTCTCAAACAACACGTCCATCGAGGTGCTGGTGTCGCTCATGGTGCTGGCTACAGGAGGCGCTTTGGTGCATACGATGATCACGATGAGGACGATGATATCGCTGGTCGCTACCCGATGCGAGGCGACGATGACGATCATTGGATGCCTCGACGTGCCGCTCCAGGATGGGGTGCTGGTGTCGCCCTCGGTATTGCAGCCAATGGAAATGGTTTGATCGCTCGAGGCGCTGATGACGATCCTTGGTTAGCTCTCGGTGCCGCTCCAGGATGGGGTGCTGGTGTCGCCCTCGGTATTGTTGCTGCTGCTAACGCCGGTGCTGGTGTTGCCCTCGGAGTTGTTGCTGCTAACGCCGGTGCTGGTTACGGCCCCGGAGTTCTTGCTGCTGCTGAAGGTGCTGCTGCTGGTGCTGCTGCTGGTGCTGCTGCTGCTGCTGTTCTTGCTGCTGCTAACGCCGGTGCTGGCGTCGCCCACGGAGTTGTTGCTGCTAACGCCGGTGCTGGTGTCGCTCACGACGATGATGCTTGAATCGATCCACACGACTTGGCTGCTATCCAGGAGATGCTCGAACGAGATCTCTAAACAAAAAAATTAATTTATTAATTCTTTTGTTTATTAAAAAATTGAAAATTATTTTATAAATGTGTTCTATTAGTCTAAAAATTGTAACAAAAATGGCTATTTCTTTTGATCATGTCATTGGTGAATACCCCGAGATTCACAAAATTGTTTTTTTGGTAGCTAAGGTGGATGACTCCACTTGGGCTACTCTGAAGGGACGTTGCCCTTCCATGAGCCGTATGATCGATACGCTCACCATCCTTCGCACCATCTTCAAGAACTGCGTGACCACGCCTGGACTCGAGAAGAAGAAGAACATCACTCTTTCGGACATTGTCCACCTCCAGAAGGACATCAGCGCGGCGAACAAGTATCTGTCTTCCGACGGAACCGAAGCCGAGACCTGCAATCGCTTCTTGGAGGCGATCAACGTCCCGCTGGCCACTACTGTCACCGGAGAGCCAGTGACAGTTAAGGGCCACCACGTCCGCTTCTTCCCTCATGCTGCTTCTCACAGCAGCAAGGTGAAGGACTGCATCGGTCCTGCGATAGAAGTCGCAGCAGCAACGACACTGGAAGAGCCTGAAAATATCGTGCCTTCGACCCTTGTTCCTTTCAAGAAGTTCCTTGGGAGCAAGGCTCCGGCAGCAGCACCTGACGGCAAGTTGTCGGCCGAGTTAGCCTGCATGCACACTACGCGCCGCTCCAAATGTGTTCTCCCAGTCACTGATCGTACGGGAATTGCTGGCTTATTGGTAGAGTCTCTCGGATCCGCAAGCTGCACGGTCGAGATGGTTCATGGCAAGCTTGTGCTCAAGGCACCGTGCATTGGATGCACCTACGATCCTGACAAGAAAGTAACGGCTGCTCTGGTCGAGATGCCCTTCGCCGAGACCTGCACCTTCATCCAGCGCACAACTGGTAGCAATGCTGTTCCGGTCTTCAAGACGGCCCTCCTGCTGGCTGCCGGTCGTTCTAAGAGCCTATCTCGGTTCTCGTGCCCCCAAGCTGGGTGTGCGAAGCGCGGGGATCTCTGGATCTTTGAGCTGGACTACGGCTGCTACCATTGCGTCGCTAACCGCAAGGAGGGTAAGACCACCCACTTCCACGCATTAGAGTGCCCATCATGTCATTACCATGCTTGCGGACTCTGCTCCCAGCCACGCTCAGCACACCTCGGTGGCACGGAGGTGTGCCCCAAGGAGATGGTTATCACCGAAGCGGAGCGTGAGGAAGCTCGCAAGACTGACACCTACTTTTGCGGTGCCTGCAACATCCCGTGCCAGCGCACCGAAGGCTGCCCTCACCTCCGCTGCCACTGTGGCTACCACTTCTGTACGCTTTGTGAGCAAGAGCTCAAGTGGAATGAAGCAAGTCGGAGCTACTATATGCACGAATGCGCCAAGCGAGGTCAGCCCGGAGCTGGCTACTTCGCCACAGCCGCAGAGGTCGCAGTGCACGGAATCGCTCTTCCTCAAGGGTGGGCACACGATATGAACCCCGATATACGTCACGACATCCGCGAAAAACACGTCCGTCGAGCCTACTGGATGAAGGGTAGTGGCGTTCGGATGCGCGGTGGCTATGGCGATTGGGCAGCTGAGGAAAATGAAGCTCACGGCGGTGCTGCTGCTCACGGCGGTGCTGGTGCTGCTCACGGCGGTGCTGGTGCTCACGGTGGTGCTGCTGCTCACGGCGGCGCTGCTGCTGCTCATGGCGGTGCTGCTGTTGCTCATGGCGGTGCTGCTGCTGCTCACGGCGGTGCTGGTGGAATCGATCCACTCGACTTGGCAGCTATCGAGGAGCTACTCGAGGCAGATTTCGGCTAAACAACACACGTTAACACCAACGTATAGGTGACATAGGAATGCAAATTCCAAGCGACAAATCTGAACTTAGAGGTAAATCATGTTGTACCCCGAAACTATTGAACAGGACAGTAGTATAAATCTCCAACCCTCGCGAAAGCGAAAAAAAGTTTAGAAGAATTGCTTACCTCCTTAACTGGGGGATATGTAGATGATTAGGAGGACGCTCCATTCATTTAAATCAAAGGAGGACGCTCCAAAAAACAAAAAATTAATTTATTAATTTTTTGTTTTTATAATTATTAATTTATGGATTATAAATTTATACTTTTATCAATGATTATTATTCAAATTATTACAACCTATCTTTTTATAGAAAAAAATTCTTTATTACATTTTATTGATTGTGAAACAAAAAACATAATTGCAATTGCTTATATAAATGATAAAATAAAAGGATCTGTTTATTTTATTGAAGATAAAGAAAAAAATTTAGTAACTATCAAATTAAATCTAACTGGTTTGCCAAAAAATAAAAAATTAGGTTTTCATATTCATGCAGCAGGAGATTTATCTGATGGTTGTACTTCTGCATGTTCTCATTTTAATCCATTTAATACTACCCATGGTGGCAAGAGCTCACATAAAAAATCTGAGGAAGGAATCAGACATGTCGGAGATTTAGGAAATATTACTACAGATAAAAATGGAAATTGTAAAATGACTTTCAATGATAATATGATAAAATTAAGAGGATATAGACAGAATATTATTGGAAGATCAATAGTTATTCATGAAAAAACTGATGATTTAGGTAAAGGAAATAATTCAGAATCTTTAAGAACTGGTAATGCTGGTAAGAGAATAGCTTGTGCTGTAATTGGATTTGCTAAGGAAATGTGTAAATAAATTAAAATTTTTAGAATTCTAATTTATAAGATTCAATTATATTTTTATTATAATTTTTTGATTTATTTGATAATTCAATAAATTTTTCCAAAGTTATATTTTGTAGATGTCCAATACCAGCAGTATTTTTTTCCAATAACATAGATAATATACCAATAATAATTGTTCTCATTCTCCATAACGGATTCCATGTTTCTTCATGATATGTTGAAATATTATAACAAATTTTAGTATTAATTTCAAATCTACCATTTGGAGTTAACCATTTAAATTCTGGAGGTTTAAATGGATAACCTTCTTGTAATTTTATATGCAATAAATATTCTCCATTTTTAAATCTTTCATCATCAATATTAGAATATAAAATATACCAATCCATTAAATTTTTATCAGAAACATAAATTTTAAAATTTTTATCAATATTTTTTCTAATTTCTTCTATTTCTTTAACTATTCTAGGATAATTTGTAGTCATTATAATAATATAAATAATTATTTATATTATTTTAATCTATTAGATTTTATTTTTTGTAAATGCAATATATTTTTCTTTGAAGTACCTATAAATTTTTGTTTATAAGGTTGAATTGTATATATATTTTCTTTTACATAATCAATTTTTTTATTTATTAAAAAAAAATAAAATGCTCTATCTGAAACCTCAATATAATTATATATTTCAATATGAAAATTAAATATTATTTCTGCTGAAAAAATATTACAAATTATAAATTTTTCGGTTATTGTTTCATCAAAATTATCATGCATAACAATTTTATTATTTATTAATTCATTATAATTATTATTAATTATTTCATTAATATTTTCTATTATTAAATTTGATTCTAATGAAATATAAAAAAAATAATTTTCTTTAATTGAATGATATGCTTCATATATATTTGATGTTCTATAATATAATTCATTCATATTTATATCATCAAAAATTTTAATGCATTTTTGTGAATCTTTAATAATTAATTTCTTTATATTTTTAATTTTTTGTTGTATATCATCTTTATTAATAGGAATTCTATATTTAGGATCTTCTATATCATATATACACAAATATAAATCAATTTTATAATTATTTAATGATTCAAAATTTATATAATTTTGTATATAATTTGTTATAATAATTGCAATTTTAATCTTGTTAAAAAATATATCATAAAATGCATTTTCTAAATATTCTGGAATATAATTAATTATAATATTCATATAATATTTTTTTGATTTACTTTTAATATTATTACATGTTATAATACCACTAATTAATTTATTATTTGTTATATCAGTACCAATATTTTTAACATGCCATTTAATATAATCATCATCTAATTCATATTTATTTGTTATTATATCATTTTTACAAAAAATAATATCATAATTTATATTATCATAATTTGAAATAATATAATTTATTAATATAAAATAATTGTTAAATATCATAATAAATATATTATAATTAATATTTAATTCTTTAACTCAATAATATTTTGAATTAATTGATCTTTTGTTTTTGATTTACCAGAAATTGATAAAATAATTTTAAATTTTCTAGCAATATCTTTAATTTTAATAATTGTCATTTTTTTTAAATCATCCACAGTATATGTTTCTCTGATATTAATATTTTCATTTATTGGTTGATCTACTGGTTGATTTATTTGTTGATCTTCAAGTTGATTTATGGATTGATCTTCAAGTTGATTTATGGATTGATCTTCATGTTGATTTTTTGGTATATCTATTTGTTTATCATCAGATTGATCGATAGGTTGATTTAAATCATCTAATTTTTCACTTATTTGTTCATTATTTAATGAATTTGAAATTGATGATTTTATATTTTCAATAACTGATGTTAAATTATTATCTTCTTTATTAAAAAATTCTATTTTTTCAAGATCTTCACATTCATCTTCTATTGTAGAAGTATTATCTATTTCACTATCAACTATTTCACTGTCATCCTCACAATCGTCATCACATTCATCATCACATTCATCATCGCTCTCACAATCATCTACTTCATTTTTTAAATCTATATCATTATTATCTTTATCTAATTTATTCATTATATTATTAATTAATTTTTGATTATTATCTGATGTATTTGAAGAATCTTCTTTTACACGACGCACATCATTTGAATAAGTTATTATATTATCGGTTATAGATGTAGTATTTATTTCTGAAAGAGTATCTAAAACTTTTGGTTTTGTTTTTTTAATTGATAAATCTAAAAAATTATTTAGTTCATCAAAAGAATTTTTAATTTTAAATATTTCTTTATGAATTGTATAATTTTGATAAAGTAAATATATAGTTATTAAAAATAAAATACCTATTAGAATTATTTGATACATATTTTTAAATAATATAAAAAGAATTTAATTTAAACTAAAAAAATATATAAATATATAATATATATATGAATTTTAGTAAAGTTGATAGAAAAGGATTAATTATTGATTTAGTTAAAGTTGCTTGCTTTAATATTGTCGCAAATATATTAATGAGTGTTCGTTATAATGAACCATTATTAAATGAAAAATTTGTATACTCTCTCGTCTTTATCTTAACAGGTTTTGCAGTATACCATTTATTCATTGGTCCTCGTTTAGAACCAACCTTATAATTAATAGTTTAAATTAATAATTTTATAAAATTATTAATTAAATTTATGCTTCACCTCTATTTAATTTTTCTAAATAATCTAAATTAATTGTATCGGGATTCAATACTTTTCTTGAGGGATTAAAATCTTTTAATGTAGTATAATGTTTTGCATATCCTGCTGACATATTAGGACATACTGGACATTTTTTCTCTACTTTACAAACTGGTGGTGGATTTTGTGCAGGAGCCCATTTATCAGTATTTAAAATTACATAATCATTTTTCCAACTTTGTAACCCTTCACCAAGAGGTTTCATATTTTTTTTATTAAATTTATTATAACCTTGATCAGAATCAGGATCTATTTTTTTAGAAGATCTTGATTTTGATTTTGTTTTTGTCATTATTTCATTAACCGCTTCTTTAACTGCATTTTTAATAGCAACATTTAAAGTATTTGAAGATATTGGTGTATTATCATTATCATTATTTATTGTACTATTAATAGATTTATCTAAATTTTGTTCTAATTTTGGAGTTTCTGTAAAATTTTCATTTTTATTTTTAATTGAATTTAAAACAATACTATAAATATTTTTCATAATATTTTTATTTTTGGAGATTTCAATCATTTTTTTTATTGAATCTTTTTCATTTAATTTTGGATAATTTTTCTTTACAAATAAAATTAAATTATTTTTAATTAATTTTTTAATATTATTATCATTTGATTCTTCATTTAATATATATCTTTTTTTAGGAGAAGATTCTACTGGTACTACATTATATTTGCTGTCTTCAAATTTTTCTTTTGATATTTTTTTTGATATATTTGATGATAATAAATCAAACATTATATAAATACCAATTATTGGTAAAGTTATAAATAAGTATTCATAAAATGATAATTTATTAGATGGTAGATAACTTAATATAACCATAATAACTATAGTATAAATAAGGTATTTTAATATTGTTTTATTTATAGTAAGAAACATAATTATTATATAATATGAATATATATAATTTTTAATTTAATTTTTAAACAAAAGTAAAATTAAATTTAAAATACATATAAATAATAATAAAAAATATAAGGATATTCCAACATTTATATAAATATGGATTTTAGAATATAATAATGTTAATATTGGTTTTAAGATAGCTTCAATTTTATTGTTATTTTGTATTTCAGTTGATAAATGTTCAACTAAACTTGTAATTAATTTATTTATCATAATATATTTCTAATATAATAATATAATTAAATGAATTTCTATTTTTATACAATTATTATTATAATAGTTATTTTAATAATATCTCCTTTACTTTATCCTCAATTATTAAAACTTTTTAGTAATAAAAAAAAAGAAAAATTTACAAATAATAATAATAAAAAAATAATACTCCATATATATACTGCAGATTGGTGTCCTCATTGTATTGATTTTAAATCAAGACATTTACAAAATTTATTAAATTATTATAAAGATAATAAAAATATTAATATTAAAAATATTGATTGTACCAATGATAAAAATGGTGAAACTAAAACAAAAAAAGGTGCAAAAATATATCAATTTCCAACATTTATAGTAAATATTTATGAAAATTCAGAAATGAAAGAAATAAATTATGAAGGAAATATTAATTCAGAAGATATAATATCATTTTTAAATAAGTTATAAAATTATTTTTTATATATTAAATAATATATAAAAATGAATGTTTATTTTAGTGATCTAATTGCTAAAGATATAAGTGATACCTGTAAGATTATTTATAATAAAACTAATAAAGATAGATATCAATTAAAATTATTTAATGTTCGATGTCCTTTTGGACCAGAAGAATTTAAAAACAAAATATATTTAAATGTTGAATTAAAGAAAGACAATATAGATCATCAAACTTTGTTAAAAGATATAATATTAATAGAAAATTATTTATTGAAAGATACAAGTAAAGAAAAAATTAGTAATATTAAAAATGATATATTATTTAAATTAACAATTCCAATTATTAAAAATAAAATAATAACTAAAATTTATAAAAATCAAAAAGAAACTGATATTTTTGAAGTTAAAGGAAAAAATTGCGATATTATAATAGAAATTAATAGTGTTTGGCAATTTGGTGATAAATCTGGTGTACAATTTACAGTCAAAACTATTAATATTTTAAATTAAAATTTTAATTAAAATTATGGAAAACTATAATTTTTTTTATTTAATTTTTAAAATTTTTAAATTTTTTATTAAAAACTATGAAAAAAAAAATTTATATCTTATATACATATAAATTACAATTTTAATTTTGGATTTAAATACCATAAATTTGGATTTTTAAATTTTTCGGAAAAAATCGGATCGCCCGGGCAAAAATCGATTTTCAATTTTCCTGAAGTTTTGGACTGTGAAAATTTTCAACACCCTTTACCTTTTTTTATTTATGTAAAAGGTAAGCATTTTTATTATCATAATTTTCAATATTCTATATTCTTTATCTCTTTTTATGGTTAACTTATGTAAAAAGTAAAAATTATGTAAAAGGTAAGAAAAAAGAAGAAAAAAAGGGAAATAAAATGAAATAAAAGGGGTAGTTTTGGCTAATTAATTTTTGAAAAATAAATCATGCTCTAATTTTCAAAAACTGCAAAAATATAACTTATGTAAAAGGTAAATATTATATTTTAGTATTATATAAATTTATGTTTATTTGTCATCTTTGTAAAAAGGAATTTAAAAGTAAACAAAATTTAGATGTGCATTTTAATAGAAAATTTAAATGCAATATAATAACACCATATAAATGCAATGAATGCAATAAATATTTTAAATATAATAAAAATTTATTAGAACATATAATTAAACAAAATTGTAAAAATAAAGTAGATATTAATAAATATGAAAAACAAAAAAATTCAAATAAAGATGAACTAAAAATTATATTTAAATCAAATCTTTGTAATAATAAAAAAATAGAATTAATTAATAGCTTAACTAATATTAATAATATAAAAATAAGTATTATATTAGAAATGAATATATCAACTAACGAAAAAATAAAATTATTAAATAAATTAAATTATATTAATGATCATAAAATATATCAAAATGAAAACAAAATTAATAATTACAATAATATTAATAATATTCAATTAAATAATTTTGGAAAAGAAGACATATCATATTTAGATAATGAATATTTTCGTAAAATAATCATGGAACAGCATATTGAAAAGGGGTATGTACAATTGATCAAAGATATATATTTAAACAAAGAACATCCAGAAAATAATACAATTAAAATAGAAAATTTGAATAATAAATATGCTCATATTTACAATGAAGGTAATTGGAATACTATTTTAAAATATGATTTAAGACAACAAATACATTTAAAAAATTATACAATATTAAAAATGCATTATAATAAATTAAAAGGATCTATGAGTTATCCAAAAAAAGAAGAAACTAGAGTTTTTTTAGCCAGAGATGATACAGATGATCCTCATATGATGTATGTTATTGATAAAATTATTTTACTATTTTATAATGAATCTATTGATGATGATAAATATAAAATAAATAAAAATATAATATAATAATCCTTATTTGGTAAATTTAATTATTATAAATTAATAATTAAATTATTTTTTACCAGTAGTTTTCTTTTTAGGTTCTGCTTTTGCTTTCTTTTTAGGTTTTTCTTCAGTTGATTCAGTAATTTCACTTGTCATTGATTTTTCAGATGATTCAGTATTCATATTTTTAGTTTTTTTAACTTCTTCATATATTTTTTGAGTTGATGCTAAATCTAATTTTTTTAATATAGAATTATCTTCCGCATAATCCATCATTTTTTTAGCTCTATCAAGATTATTTAATTCAGGATGTTTATCTTTTGTATACTTGTATAATGCCATTTTTAAAATTCTCGCTTCATCTTCGCTTTTACCACTATCAATAAATTTTTGAACAACTTGATCATGGATATTAGATGATTCTTTCATTTGTTCTCTTGATAATCCAAAATCACGGCCACCATATATTTCACTTAATTCATAATCACTTAATGATGGTAATTGTCTTTCACCTCTATTTCTTGATCCACCTTTCATAGAATTAAATTGAGTTAATAATGTTTTTACAAATTCACTTGTATTTGATAAACCAGAACTTTCTGTTTGTGCCGCTCCACCATTTTGGGCATAACTTGATGAACTTTCGGAACTTTCTGTTTGTGTAACTGATTCACTTGAACCACCAGATGATTCAAATGATGATTTTTCACTTGTACTTTCTGTTATTGAACTTTCAGAATTACTTAATTTTGATTTATCTATAGATACTTCGGATGAATATTCATTTAAATTTTTTTGTGGATTTACTAAGTTATCAATAGAGACCTCAGTAGTAATATTATCTAAATTTTTAATTGGTTTTTGATTTAAATAATTAATAGATATTTCTGAAGTAATGTCATTTAATTTTTTTCCTCCTATTAATTTTGATTTATATTCAGAAATTGTAGAATGTACTTCTTCTTTAACAGGGGGCTGAGATGAATCAATTATAAATCCATTTTTATTTGGAATATTTTTTTTACATCCTTCTAAATCAAGAAATTTTGCAATTGTTTCACATAATAAGCAATCATCTGTACCATTCACTGATTTTTCACATAAATTTACTGCAATATGAAATGCAGTATCTTGATTATTATTTTGTTTATCAAGTAAAATAGATTTAGTTGGTTTATCTAAATCTTTAATTAATTTAAATAAGGATTGAATTATTGATAAATCTTTTTTTTGAACTGCTAAATGTAATAAAGTATTACCTTGATTATCAACTAGAGTTAAAAAATTTAGATTTTTAATATTTAAATCATTTGAAATATTTTCAAGCATTCCAAAAAATTCCTTTACTTGAGTCGGATTTTGAGAATATAAAAAAGCAAAATTCATTATATATTATTTATATATATTTTTTTATAAAAATATTTAATTCGAATAAATTTATCTTTTCTAAATATATATTATGTTAAATAACAATTTAGTATTAATCATATTTGTTGGTATTGTTGTAATGGCAGTATTACATATGACATCTAAGCCTAATGTTTCTAAATCTAAAGTTTCTAAATCTAAACAAAAATTCGTGTCATCTGAATCTACCCCTGTTGAATCATCCGAAAATTTTAGTGAACAATCACCAATTGATAATATAGAAGGTATGCAAAATGTAGATAATGTAGATAATGTAGATAATTCTGATAATGTAGAAAATTTTGGTGAATCACCAACATCTCTTCCAGTTCCTAAAGCAGAATCAGTTATTAAATCATCTAAATTAGGAAATAATTTTGGTGGTGGTAAATTTAGTACTAAATTAACTGGTGCTGGTAGTAATGTTGGTCCAAATACTACAAATGTTAATGGTTTATCATTAGAAGGTGGTGTAAATGATTATACTTTAGGAGTTACTCCAGTAATTTCTAAAGAAAAGAAAGCTAAAAAATTAAGTGCAAAAGATTTATTACCAAAAGAAAGCCAAGATGATTGGTTTGATATGCCATATGATAAAAAACAAATGATGAGAATTGAAAATGAAAACTTATTAGCTGGCTCATCGACCCAATCTAGAATTGGTATTGATACTCAAGGACAAACACTTAGAAATGCATCTCATGATTTACGTGCTGCTCCTCTCAATCCTAAATTTAATGTTGGACCATGGTTAAACTCTACAATCGAACCAGATTACAATATTAAACCTATTATGTAATAAATTTTTATCAATAATAAATTTCAGTATAAAAAGTTATTTTAAACTGCAATATATTTTTTTAATAGAATTCAAATTATATTTTATATAATTATATTTTTATCGCATTATTTGAATGGTTTTTATTAAAAACCAAAGTCTTAAATAAGCAAGTACTTCAATATTAATTTAAAAAAAACTTATAATAGTAATTTATTTGTATCAATTTTATATGCTTTCTTTTTTTTCTTTTTTAATTCGTGATTCATATAGTTTACTTCTGGTAATTTAGTAGTATCAATGTTATATTTTCTATTTTCATTTATTCCATTGTTTATATAATCTGATTTTGCTTGTAAATCTGTTAAATTTTTTAAATCCGGATTTAATTCTTTGTATACTGAAACATCAAAATCTTCCAGTAATTTAGTTGTATCAATTTTATATGATCTATTTTCATTTATTCCATCATTTATATAGTGTATTTTTGCTTGTAAATCTGTTAAATTTTTTAAATCCGAATTTAATTCTTTATATACTGAAACGTCAAAATCTTCAGGTAATTTATTTGTATCTAGTTTATATGATCTATTTTCATTAATTCCATTGTTTATATAGTGTATTTTTGCTTGTAAATCTGTTAAATGGTTTAAATCAGTATATAATTTTTTATATACTGAAACATCAAAATCTTCTGGTAATTTATTTGTATCAATTTTATATTCTCTATTTTCATATATTCCATAATTTATATAATATATTTTAGCCTGTAAATTTGTTAAATTGTTTAAATCATAATTTAATTCTTTGTATATTGAAATATCAAAATCTTCTGGTAATTTACTTGTATCAATTTTATATTCTCTATTTTCATTAATTCCATAGTTTACATAATGAAATTTTGCATATAAATCTGATAATTTTTTTAGATCAGAATTTAATTCTTTGTATACTGAAACATCAAAATCTTCTGGTAATTTATTTGTATCAATTTTATATTCTCTATTTTCATTAATTCCATAGTTTACATAATATATTTTTACCTGTAAATCTGTAAAATTATTTAAATCGGAATTTAACGCTTTATAAACTGAAACATCAAAATCTTCTGGTAATTTATTTTCATCAATTTTATATTCTCTATTTTCATTAATTCCATAGTTAATATAATGTATTTTTGCTTGTAAATCTGTAAAATGATTTAAATCAAAATTTAATTCCTTATATACTGAAACATCAAAATCTTTTGGTAATTTATTTGTATCAATTTTATATTGTTTATTTTCAATTCTACCATGGTTAATATAGTGTACTTTTGCATGTAAATTTGTAAAATGTTTTACATCTGGATTTAATTCTTTATATACTAAAACATCAAAATCATATGGTAATTTATTTGTATCAATTTTATATGATCTATTTTGATTTATTCCATAGTTTATATAATGTAATTTTGCGTTTAAACTTGTAAAACAGTTTAATTCTGAATTCAAAGCAATATATTCTAAAACATTAAAATCTTTTGGTAACATATCATTTACATTAGAATAAATTAATTTGGTTTTATTTTTATAAAAATGTTGTAAGATATCATTATTATTATTAAAATTTGTATTATTAATTAAATTATATTTTTTAATATCTAATAATTTATAGTTATCATTCATTAATATAATTACATATAATTATATTAATATTCTGACTCACATAATTAATTATTATAAATTAATTATAGTTCAATATTATTTAGTTAATAAGACACATAAAGTGCGCAGAATTTTTTTCTAAAAAGTTTAATTATTGGGTTCAAAATATAAAAAAGAAGGATATAAATAAAATTATATTTTTTTTTATGAATATAAATTTAATTATATTTGATTATTTGTATCAATTTTATATGGTAGATTTCCATTTATTCCATAGGTTATATAATGTGATTTTGCTTGTAGATCTGTTAAATTGTTTAACTTATGTATATTTTTATATACTAAAACATCAAAATCTTTTGGTAATTTATTTCTATCAATTTTATATGGTCTATTTTCATTTATTCCACAGTTTACATAATGAAATTTTGCATATAAATCTGATAAATTTTGTAGATCAGAATTTAATTGTTTGTATACTGAAACATCAAAATCTTTTGGTAATTTATTTGTATCAATTTTATATGGTAGATTTCCATTTATTCCATAGGTTATATAATGTGATTTTGCTTGTAGATCTGTTAAATTGTTTAACTTATTTATATCTTTATATACTAAAACATCAAAATCTTTTGGTAATTTATTTCTATCAATTTTATATAATCGATTTTCATTTATTCCAAAATTTATATACTGTATTTTTGCTTGTAAATCAGTTAAATTATTTAGATCAGAATTTAATTGTTTGTATACTGAAACATCAAAATCTTTTGGTAATTTATTTGTATCAATTTTATATGGTAGATTTCCATTTATTCCATAGGTTATATAATGTGATTTTGCTTGTAGATCTGTTAAATTGTTTAACTTATTTATATCTTTATATACTAAAACATCAAAATCTTTTGGTAATTTATTTCTATCAATTTTATATAATCGATTTTCATTTATTCCAAAATTTATATACTGTATTTTTGCTTGTAAATCAGTTAAATTATTTAAATCAAAATTTAATTTTTTGTATAATGAAACATCAAAATCTTTTGGTAATTTATTTGTATCAATTTTATATGGTATATTTCCATTTATTCCATAGGTTATATAATGTGATTTTGCTTGTAGATCTGTTAAATTATTTAAATCAAAATGTAATTTTTTATATAATGAAACATCAAAATCTTTTGGTAATTTATTTGTATCAATTTTATATGGTAGATTTCTATTTATTCCACATGTTATATAATGTAATTTTGCTTGTAAATCTGTAAAATTATTTAAATCAAAATGTAATTTTTTATATAATGAAACATCAAAATCTTTTGGTAATTTATTTGTATCAATTTTATATTCTCTATTTTCTTTAATTCCGCAGTTTATATAGTATATTTTTGCCTGTAAATCTGTAAAATTATTTAAATCAGAATTTAACTCTTTATAAACTGAAACATCAAAATCTTCAGGTAATTTATTTGTATCAATTTTATATGATCTATTTTCTTTTATACCATAGTTTATATAATGTATATTTGCTTGTAAATCTGTTAAATTGATTAAATCAAAATTTAATTCTTTATATACTGAAACATCAAAATCTTCAGGTAATTTATTTATATCAAGTTTATATGGTATATTTCCATATATTCCAAAATTTATATAATGTGATTTTGCTTGTAAATCTGTAAAATTTTTTAAATCAAAATGTAATTCTTTATATACTGAAACATCAAAATCTTCTGGTAATTTATTTATATCAATTTTATATGGTAAATTTCTATTTATTCCATAGTTTATATAATGTAATTTTGCGTTTAAACTTGTAAAACAGTTTAATTCTGAATTCAAAGCAATATATTCTGAAACATCAAAATCTTCAGGTAATAAATCATCAATATTAGAATAAACTAATTTAGTTTTATTTTTATAAAAATGTTGTAAGATATCATTATTATTATTGAAATTTGTATTATTAATTAAATTATATTTATTAATATCTAACAATTTATAGTCTTCATTAGTGTTTTCTATACACTCATTCATTTTAATTATATATAATTATATATAATTATATATAATTATATAAATATTCTGACTCACATAATTAATTATTATAAATTAATTATAGTTCAATATTATTTTGTTAATAAGATACATAAGATGTGTATAATTTTATTAACTAAATAATATTGAACTATAGGTTTCTAAATATAAAAAATAGATTTATATTTTCAAATTATAATTATATTTGATTATTTGTATTAATTTTATATGGTTTATTTTTTCCATGCCTTATATAATGTATAAATGCTTGTGAATCTGAAAAATGCTTTAAATACTTATTTAATTCTTTATATACTGAAACATTAAAATCTTCAGGTAATTTAGTTGTATCAATTTTATATGGTCTATTTTCATTAATTCCATAATTTATATAATGTAATTTCGCTTGTAAATCTGTAAAATTCTTTAAATCCAAATGTATCTCTTTGTATACTGAAACTTCAAAATCTTCGGGTAATTTATTTGTATCAATTTTATATAGTAGATTATCATTTATTCCATAAGTTATATAATGTGATTTTGCTTGTAAATCTGTTAAATTGTTTAACTTATGTATCTCTTTGTATACTGAAACTTCAAAATCTTCGGGTAATTTATTTGTATCAATTTTATATGGTAGATTATCATTTATTCCATAAGTTATATAATGGAATTTTGCTTGTAAATCTGTTAAATTCTTTAAATCCAAATGTATCTCTTTGTATACTGAAACTTCAAAATCTTCGGGTAATTTATTTGTATCAATTTTATATGGTAGATTATCATTTATTCCATAAGTTATATAATGGAATTTTGCTTGTAAATCTGTTAAATTG